CCGCCGTTTCTGATATAAGAACAACGGTGGTACCAATAGGGTGCGGAGAGTGCATGGAATGCAGGAAAAAGAAAGCAAGAGAATGGCAAGTAAGACTAACAGAAGATATAAAACATAACAAAAACGGTGTATTCATAACACTAACATTCAGCAATAAAGAATACACAAAACTAGCAAAAGAACTACAGGAGTACGAAGGGTATGAACTGGACAACAGGATAGCAAAATTGGCAGTAAGACGAATGCTGGAAAGGTACAGGAAAAAGTACAAAGTGAGCATGAGACATTGGCTAGTAACAGAATTAGGGCATCAAGGAACAGAAAATATACACTTACATGGCATTATATGGCCAAAAGAGAGAGATAAGATAGCAGAAATATGGAAGTACGGATACATATGGGACGGGAACAAAACAATGGGCGGAGGAAAGGAAAATTACGTGAGCGAGCGAACAGTAAACTACATAATAAAGTATATACACAAAATAGACGAACAACACAAGTATTACAAACCTAAGATACTAACAAGCGCAGGGATAGGCGGGGGATACATGAAAAGAACAGACTGGATACAAAATAAATTTAAGGAAGGAGGAAAAACAAAAGAAGTATATACAAGCAAATCAGGATACGAGCAAGGGATACCAATATACTGGAGAAACAAAATATACACAGACGAAGAAAAAGAAAAACTGTGGATAGAGAAACTCAATAAAAATGAGCGATACGTATTAGGGAGAAAAGTGGACATAAGCAAAGGTGAAGAACTATACTACAAAATGTTAAAAGAAGCAAGAAAAAAAGCAAAAACATTAGGGTATGGAATAGCAGATAAATCATGGAACAAGAAGCAATATGAGGAACAAAGAAGGATACTACTACAGAAAAAAAGAATGGGAGAAGAAATGGAAGATGAATGGTTAAACAGGACATTCGGAATAACAGAAACAGAAGAAAAAGCAAACGGGGATGCCTACGGCAAAGAAACCTCCGCAAGCTACGGTAATAGTTAAAGGCAGGGGTATTGTTAATTGATGGGCAGCGCCCAAACCCCTACGAACAGCTAATCAAAATGCGCCTCCGGCGGGGCTGCTACGCGCAGGGCGGGTTAATTTAATAGGTTTAGAAAAACTAAACAAAGTTAAGCAAATAAAATTAGCAAACGCGCAGGACGAACGAACGGAAGGCGGAGAATAGTAGAGTACAAGAAAAAATAAAAACGCAACAGAGGGGCTAAAAAGGGCAAATTGAGAAAGAGAAGAAAAAGTAAAATAAACTTGGAAAATATAAATAACAAGAGTATATTTGAATATGGAAAAAGAGACAAAAAAAGAAACGACAAAGGCAAGGACTTTCGTCGTAACGATCGAACAAATCGAAAAATTAGGAGATGCCGAAGAACTTGCAGCATTCAAAAAAGCAGTAGAAATAGCACCCGAAATGAGGGTGGCACAACTAATGGCGCTGGCGAAAGGGTTAAGAAACCAAACAAAATTAAAAATATGAAGAAAACACGCTGGATAAGATATGGTTAGATGGGAGCATATTGATATATATATCGATAGAGAAACAGGAGAAATAATAACAGAAGAAGAAGCAAAATTAAAATACACTATAATAGAAAAGTGGAATGAGTACAGAAGAATTAGCGAACGAAAAATCGTCGCAGAACACTACAAGCTATGCACCGAAAGCAGACAACTTAGGTTACTCTAAAGAAGACCTAAGAACGTGGGCGGAAAACGTGGCAATGGAAAGCCCGTTTAGAATTGTAGAAACGGAACAAGGGGCAATATATACGTTAGGACAACACAGACTAACAGAACCTACGTTCGACTACAAAAAAATGGAAGGCATACACGATCAAGTAGTGTATGGAGATTGGAACTTCCAGTGCGCAGTAATAGCTGCAATAGTACAACAAACGTTAAACCTACAAAAACAAGCAGAACTATGAGAAAAGTAACATTAGGTGGGGAAAGACTGGGAAGCGGAAACAAAACGAAAGTAGAATTAAAAAGCTACAACAGAAGCACGCACGATCTTGGAAACGTGGAACGTACAACAATGGCAGCAGGAACGATAGTACCGATATGGAATCAGCTCGCGTTACCAGGCGATACGTGGGATATCGGCCTAGATCTAGAAGTATTAACACACCCTACAATAGGGCCGTTATACGGTACTTACAAAGCACAAGTAGACGTATTCATAGCACCGATAAGACTATATATCGGAGCATTGAACAACAACCAATTGGGAATAGGTATGGAAATGCAAAACATACATTTCCCGCAGATACAAATGGTATCTGTAAGCCCAAGCTCGGCAACAACAGATTGGGACAACAGCCAAATAAACCCGTCAAGTATATTTGCCTACCAAGGCATACGGGGATTAGGGAAATCAACACTAAGCGAGACGGGCGTAGTGATGCGAGATTTTAATGCGATACCATGGTTAGTGTACTTGGATGCATATAAAAACTACTACGCCAACAAACAGGAAGGTGTAGGGGCAGTGATACACAACGCAAGCCCTAAACCAGAAGAAAACGTGAGTAATGTATGGGTGAAAAACGCAAACAACACAGATGAATTTCAAGTATCAACAAATCCGAACGCCGAAGGAAAAAACTTCAGGATAGGCTGGAGATTTGTAGTAACAAAAACTACGGGAGCAGGAACAACGCCGGACGACATCTACGTATTAAGCACGGGAGGAATAAGTAGCGACGGACGTGTGGGAAGAAAGGGATGGCGTAAAATGAGGGATATATTCCCAGTAATAGAAACAGTGGGGTTAACGATCATAGGATCGGGAACAACCGACAATACTTGGTATATATACGCATGGCGATACCGAGGAGGAACAGACACAGTAGATACACAACCACGTGTATTTACATTCCCATTAGACGACATTGACAAAATGCGCAGGAAACTACTGATAGCGCCCGAGGAAATAGCGTTTAAAATAACCAACCAAGAAGACCTACAGCCATTCAGGATGGCGCTAACGCAATCACAAGACAACCTGTTCTTCTCAAAAATGAGCAGTCAAGAAGGACTATGCGTAAAAACATATCAATCAGATATGAACAACGCGTGGCTAAAAACCGAGTGGATCGACGGAGAAAACGGGATAAATAACATCACGAGAATAGATACATCGGATGGATTTTTCAGCATAGACACACTAAACCTATCAAGAAAAGTGTACGATATGCTAAACAGAATTGCAGTATCGGGAGGAACGTACGATGACTGGATCGATACGGTATATTCAAACGGAAAAAGCAGAGCAATAACTACACCTATGTATATGGGAGGGTTAAGCAAAGAACTGGTATTCCAAGAAGTAATAGCAACAACCGCAACAACAGACGGGGCACAACCGTTAGGACAGTTGGGAGGACGGGGAGTTATGAGTAGCAAAAACAAAGGAGGAAACGTATATATCAAGGTAGACGAACCGTCTTACATCATGATCAACGTAAGCCTAACACCACGTGTAGACTACAGCCAAGGAAACAAATGGGACATGAATCTAAAGACCATGAACGACCTGCACAAGCCACAATTGGACGAAATCGGGTTTCAAGACCTCATCACGGACAAATTGGCATGGTGGGATACACGAGTACAAGACTATAACGAACCGATAATATTCAAGTCGGCAGGAAAACAACCGGCATGGATAAATTATATGAGTAACACAAACAGAGTTACAGGTAATTTTGCAGTACAGGACAGCGAAATGTTCATGACACTGAACAGAAGATACACGCCAAGTCAGTACGGGCACATAGCAGACCTAACAACATATGTAGATCCGGCAAAATTTAACAACATATTCGCAGACACAGCACGAGACGCCCAAAACTTTTGGGTACAATTAGGAGTGCGCGCAGACGTGCGCAGAGTAATGAGTGCGAAAGTAATGCCAAACCTTTAAAGAAAAAAAACATGTACAAATTCGGAGCATGGGACGAAACAAGTCTCGAAATAAACAACAGTGTCGAGGGTGAAACCATCGAACAAAAAATAGAACGAATATTAAACAACAACGAGCCGATAAGTGACGGAGCAGCGTTGATATTCACCGACAGAAGTGAGGGTGTATTACCAGCATACGATCCAAGAACTGACCGTATGGAAGTAGCATTAGAGGGCATGGACTTAGTGCAAAAGGCACAGATCGCTAAGCGTGAAGATAGAGCGAAAAGGAGAACGGAAACCGCAAAAGGAGGCGGTAAGGAAGACCATCAAACAGATGGGAGTCCGGAGACCGGAGCCAATAGTGGTACATCTGAACCAACTACAAAGTAATTGATTAGAGCGGTACGCACGTATTCATATATATGAACTATGGTGTACCGCTTATTTGTAAACAAAAAGCGCGAAAAAGAAATGGCAATACCAGCAATAGCATTAGCAGCAGGAAAAGCAATAGCAAGCGGAGCAGTGGGAAGAATGTTCGGAATGATGGCAGAAAAAGGACAAGATAATCGGCAATTAGAACAGAACAGAAAACTGCAGGAGCAACAAATGGAGGGTGCTAAGGAGATGGCACTGTTCAAGCAAGGACTTGAAAAGAAAATGTTAGACGATACAAATTATGAGTATCAGAAAACAAAAATGAAGGAAGCAGGATTAAACCCAGCATTAATGTACGGCATGGGCGGAGGCGGAGGAGCAACGATTGGAAGCGGAGGCATGGCAATGCCATCGGGAGCAACAGCAGGTGACCCAAACGCAGGAACAAGCAACGCTATGGGAATGGCAATGATGATGAGCAACATGAAATTAATGGAAAGCCAAACCAACAAGAACAACGCAGAGGCAGCAAAAATTGGAGGGGTAGACACAGAAAAAACGACAACAGAAATAGCGAGCATCAAACAAGGAATAACAAACAGCCAAGCAATCGAAAAATTAACAAAAGTAGAAACGCAACTAAAAGAAATAGCGCAGGTGAGAGAATACGAAACACTGGAAGCAAGCGTATCAAGAATAAAATACGAAACGCAGAAAGCAGAAAGTGAAGCAGAAAGCGCATTCGCAGAAGCAAAAGTAGACACAGGAACTATAGCGCAACGCATGAGTATCATCAAGAACGAAGCGGTAGCAGGCGTAGTAAGAAACGCACTAACAAGAGCACAAACGGAACAGACAAATAGCAACATCCAAGTAAACGAAGCTGAAATAAAAAAGATAGCAGCAGAGATAACACAAAAATGGGTGGGACTAAATCAAGGACAACAAGGTTTAGATCAAAGAGGGCAAGACCTGTCACAACAAGGCGACAGAGTGAAAATAGAAAAATTCAAAGCGGAGATAGAAGCTCAATATAAGAGCATATTCAACGTAGCAGGAGGAAGAATAGACACAGCTATAGACGCTATAACAGACCTGCTAACAGGAAAAGTAAACGGGGAATACAAGGACAACAAAAAGGTAAAATAATGTGCCTGTATCCGAGACTAATAAGAAACGCTAAATACATAGCGAATAAGAAGAACGGCGGGGTAGTACCCACCGT